AGTCAAGCGTTTTGTATATGTCAGCAGCAGCATGGTCTATGGCGACTTCAAAGACGGAACTGATGAATATGCATTCTGTAAGCCGCAGGGTCAGTATGCTATTATGAAACTTGCAGGAGAGCACCTCGTTAGAGACTACGGTCATCGCGGATGCTTTGACTACACAATCGTTCGACCCAGTGCTGTATATGGTCCTTGTGACGTTGAGGATAGGGTAATCTCTAAGTTCTTTATGGCTGCAATGAAGGACGAAGTGCTTAAGGTTAATGGGGAACACGAGCGATTAGACTTCACATACGTAGCAGATACCGCCTCAGGCATCGTAGGAGCGTCCCTCAGTAAGGACACGGCATTCAGAACATATAATATTACTCGTGGCGAATCCAGAACCTTACTTGAAGCAGCACAGCTTATCACAAAGATTGTAGGCAAAGGCAAGATTGAAGTGACACATAAGAGCGAAGACTACCCGAGTCGCGGCACATTAAGTATCAACGCAGCCCGCAGAGACTTTGGATATAAGACCTTCAAGAGGAGCTGTTAGAAGCAACTCACCTAGCCCTAAAAGAAGGGGTGCTAATCAATGGACCATTCACCGCTTCATTTGAATCTTGGCTTTGCAATTATACTGGTTGTCAATTTGCTACCGTCACCCATAGCGGTACTCATGCGTTAGAGCTTATTGCAAGTTATCACTATGATCTATGCTTTCTTGCAGGGGATGAAGAAGCTCCTCGCATTCGTATTCCTAACTTAACTTTCCCTGCAACACTAAACGCATTCTATAGCACAGGATGGGAAGTTGAACTGGTTGATACAGATAGTAATGGGTTGTTGAAGTTTGGCGACGATTATGAACGTGACTTTAATACCTATACTTGTTTTGTAGGACTATACGGAGCTTCAATTAATAGGGCATTCTATAGTAATGTTATTGTTGATGGAGCCCAGCATTGGTTGACAGTTGACAAGCATCAAATAGGTGATGGTATGGCCATCAGTTTTGACCCTACTAAGAACTTACCTAGTAGCGGCAACGGTGGCGCAATCGTAACAAACGACCAATCATTGTATGATTGGGCAAACGTCATGAAGAATAACAGCAAGCCTGATCACTTCTATCCTGGCACTAATACTAAGATGAGTGAGTTAGAATGCGCCCATCTACTAGTCAGATCCAAATATATTGACAGATGGCAATATCGCAGAGAACAGATACGAAACTATTATCTGGATAGATTTGAAGATATGCCGTTTAGGTGTCTCAGCGAATCTTTTGAAAGACACGCTGATCAAAAGTTTGTTATCTATACCCAAGACCGCAATGAGCTACACCAATATTTGACTGACCGTAAAATTGAGTCTAGAATTCATTATCCTTATGCGTTGAGTGAATTACCAATCGCTAAGGATATCATTAAGAAGCCAGACTTTGTGAGTACAAGCGTAGCATTAGCTAAGGGTGTATTAAGTCTACCCATCTATCCTGAACTTTCTGATAGTGAAATAGAAGCCGTAGCGGACACAGTTTGCAAGTTCTTTGATAAATAATATTGTTATGTCAATATTCTGGATTCTTACTTTTGTACCGAACTTTGTATTTAACCTAGCACTCATTGTTGGGGTGCTTGGGTTAATAGTTGCTGCCGTCGCAGGAAGAGTCCCATTCATAGCTCAATATAAGCTGCCTATTCAACTTATTGCATTTGCTCTTACTATCGTAGCCGTCTTCTTTCAGGGCGCACTAGCATATAAGCACAGTGTTGCAGCAGAAGTGGCTGAACTTAAACTAAAATTGAAGAATGCAGAAGTCAAGTCACTACAGACTAATACTGAAATTGTAGAAAAGATTGTCACTGATACACAAGTCATTCGTGAGAAGGGTCAGACAATCACTGAATATGTTGACAGAGAAGTTGTCAAGTACAATGAAGTATGCAAGCTTCCGACAGAAGTAATCAACGCACACAATATGGCAGCAACACTTAAGCTGGATGAAGGTGCTACTGAGGAACAACCAAAGTGAAGAAGCTACTAATTCTTCCCCTTTTCGTTTTGTCTGGGTGTGCAGTTCACGTTGAGCCAGTAACAGCAACGTTTCCGGAAGCTCCTGCTACGCTATTACAGAAATGTGAAGCCCTCAAAGAAGTCGCTGCGGACGCTTCACTAACAGATTTCACTAAAATAGTAGTAGAAAACAAAAGTAATCTTGAGTCTAGTATGATAAATACTAGATAACAACGGAAGATTACTATGGCTACCCAAGAAATTATTAACATTGGTACACTACCTAACGATGGCGAAGGCGATCCGTTAAGAGTAGCATTTGCTAAAATTAATAATAACTTCTCCAATCTTTTCCCTACTGCTATCAATACGAGTAGCTCGTATTCAGTAGGAGATACCCCCGGTCAACTTATATTTGAAACTGACGCTAATACCTTCACAATGGCGCAACTATATGTCTATGCCGCTGACCCATCAGGCGATAGTAGTCAGAGTATGCAACTAAACGCACAAATTAATCAAGAATTAGATGATGCTAAATTTAGTGCTGTTGGGTTGTCTGTGTTCGGAAACGCACTATCTTCATATAGTATGCGGGTGTTAGGTGGAAACGTACAACTTCTTGCCAATCCATTACAAGATACTACGATTTTTCACTTTATTGGTTCATCTATTATTTGGATCGGCTCAACTCTTCCTGGAATTCCTATCGAACTAGACGGGTATGTTGCCAATTCAGTTATGGCAACTGAAATTAACCAGGGTGTGACAACAGAGCAATAATAATGAGAGCATACGAATTCATCACGGAATCTGCAACAGACGGTTTGAGTATGGTTGCACATAGCTTGCCAGCTACCTATATAATTCCTGATTTAAAAAATAATGATTTCTACGAGCTTTATAGATTTGGTTTAGCAATTGCAGATACTAGAGGTAATGGTGGAAACGATGATGTTCAAAACGGTTTTAAACATGAGTTTAAGGCAGAAAGCACCTGGGGAGAGCATCAAGTAGTGGTTTCTTGGGATCCAAACATTGAGCAAGTGATTGATCAATCGTTGAGTAAAGTTAATAAAAGAGGAAAAAAGCTAGTAAGTACTAAAACTAGTGACGAGATTCCTAATACCGGAACCCAATCCACTCTTAAACCCTTTAAGGGATACAAGCGATGAGAGCATGGGAATTTATAACTGAAGGGAAGAAAGTTCCTGACTCTCCGGAACATCACGATGGCCCCATGACCGGGTTACATAGATTTGCCGACAGCACATGGGCGTCTCGTTTCAACATAGCACATCCTTACACAAAAGAAGAAGCAGATAAGTTAAAATTAGCATATAAAGCAGCAGGCGTCAAAAAGTTTGATGACATAACAAAAGGTGATTTGTCTAGCACAGAACCAACTGGCCATAACGATACCAGTCCAATCAAGCCATTCAAAGGGTACAAGCGATGAGAGCGCACGAGTTTATTAATGAAGGCAAAAAGGGTTCAGTACCTAATAGACACAACGCTGCCCAGCCTGGTGCCTATAAGTTTTCGGATAATGGCACAGACAGAACCTATCACTTAAACCAAATTATGAAAGCAGTAGCTATGGCAGATGGATCATCTACTAAAGCATTGAAGATGGATGATGAAAGCTTTGCAGGAAAAAATAACCTTGCATATCCATATAGTGATGTAGAACATACTATGATGCAGCAGGCATTCAACACAGTATCTCCCACACAAGCTAAACATATGATTAAGGGTAGAGGCAGTGACGAGCTTGACTTCATAAACAAGACTAGTCCTGTAGCAAAACGTCCAAAAGATCACAGAAAAAAATAATTACGCTACTTTCACCTGATAAGTAATTTTATGAACAACTTAATTGATATCAACCAAACACTCGACTTGAACTACCTAAGGATGCACACATTCTTGACTTAGGATGTGGCCCTGGATATTTCTTAGACGAAATGAAAGAACGTGAATACACTAATGTTCACGGTGTCACTTTGAGTCCTGGCGATATCGCTATCTGTGAAAGCAAGGGACATGCTATTAAGAAGTATGATTTGAGCTTCTTGCCACAGAAGGATGGTTACTATGATGAGTCAGTAGATTTCATCTTCTTGCGCCATGCATTAGAGCATAGCCCATATCCTATCTTCTCATTGATGGAATACAATCGTGTATTGAAGCAGGGTTCAAAGATTTACATTGAAGTTCCTGCTCCTGACTGCGATAGAAAGCACGAGTTTAACTTGAATCACTATAGTATTATGGGAGCAAATCAATTGGCTGCATTACTACAGCGTACTGGATTTGATATTGATAACTTCAATAATCTTGAGTTTGATTTGAACGTTCCTAATCCTGAAGATCCAGAAAAAAGCAAAAAGATGAAAGAAACTTACTACTGTATTGTCGCTACTAAAGCAAGACCCTTAGATATCAAATAAGTAAGATAAATACTCTCATAGAAATGTGAGAGTATTTTTTTATGGCTGAGCCTGATCCAAGTAATGTTGCTCCGTGGTATCTACGGAATATCAACCAAGCGTTAGAACTTAATGAAGCTACTGGACAGGTATTTGTTCGTACCGGTTTTGAAGGTAACATTATCATTAGTGGTAATGTTACTATTCCAGGCAATGTTGATGCACACGTTTCGCAAATTGGAACAAGCGGGGAACTAACAGTTCCTTGGATGCCTGTCAGTATTGATGGCAATAGTAATGTTACTATATCAGGTGGCAATGTCAATGCTGCGGTTACCGGTACAGTAGCAGTTAGCGGCATTACAGGTAACATTGCGGGTATCACCGGCAATGTCACTGTAGTAGATGGTGGCGGAAGTATTACTGTAGATGGTAATGTAGGTGTTACAGGAAATGTTAATATTGGCACAATGCCAAATGTTAATGCTACTATTACAGGAGGTAATGTCTCTGTATCAGGTAATGTTGGCGTTACGAGTTTAGGAAATGTCGTACTCACAGGAAACACACTTCCAGTAAGCGGTAATGTGAATGCCAATGTCAGTGGTAGCAATGTCATTGTGTCAGGTAATGTTGGTGTTTCAAGTTTAGGAAATATAAGTCTTGCAGGAAACGCATTACCTGTTACGGGTAATCTTACTGCGACTATTGATAATAATGCCAGCGTAATTATTTCTGGATTCAGCGGCGCAACAAGCGATGCATTTGGTAGACTGCGTGTAAGCGAACCATTCACATTATTTGATACTAATTCACGATACTATGATCACCAGCAATTCAGTAGTGCTATCAATGGTACTGGAAATGTGACATATGTTGAAGCAGAAAGTTCTTTCCGTCTCAGCGTAGGTTCATCTGTCGGAGACTCTGTGATAAGAGAAACTATGAAAGTATTCCCTTATCAGCCAGGCAAGAGCCAACTTTCATTGCTTACATTCTGTATGAACACTCCAAAGACAAATCTACGCCAGCGTGTAGGATTGTTTGGTGCTAATGACGGCGTATTCTTTGAGAATGATGGTACATATAACTATATGGTTATTCGCTCAGGCTCTACTGGTGTAGAAGAACGAGTAAGACAAGATGCTTGGAATGGCGACAGACTAACTGGATTGGGCGGCGCGTCTAACCCATCAGGAATCACGCTATATCCAGATCGTACACAGATTTATTATGCCGATGTTGAGTGGTTAGGTGTAGGTAGCGTTCGTGTAGGCTTTATCATCAACGGTGTTTATATATTATGTCACACATTTAATCACGCTAACCAACCTGGTAATACGAAAGTCTATATGACTACTGCTACATTGCCTATACGCTATGAAATCACTAATGCAGGTGCTACTACCGGTAACAGTGTAATGACACAGATTTGTAGTACAGTTATCAGTGAAGGTGGATATAATAGTTTTGGAACTACACAGACCGCAGGTACCGGAACTACACAAAAAAGATTGACCAATGCCAATACTTATTATCCTGTTGTCAGTATTAGATTAGCGCCAAGTAGATTAGACAGTATAGTATTACCTAGACAGATTGATGTGTTAAGCCCTAGTGTAAACTATTATCGCTGGGTATTATTACAAAATGCAACTCTAACCGGTGCCACGTGGACAGGCACAAGTCCAACTGGTACGGTTCAATATGATTTAGGTGCTACTGCTATTAGCGGCGGTATAGAAATACAAAGTGGTTATGCAGCAAGTAGAGAACTTACACAACTTAGTTCGGTAGATTTCTTCCAGTACCAACTAGGAAGAACATTAGCAGGTGTTAGTGATGTTGTCACCTTAGCAATTGCTGCAACAGCAAACAACGCCGATGTATTAGCTGAAATAGGTTGGCAAGAATTAACCTAACACTTCTAAACTACTAAATATTCATATGGCAAATACACCAACCTTAATCAAGGATCCCTACAAGAAAACTGTATTCAAGAACCAAAAGGAACTTGATGAGTTTATGAAATGCTGTGACCCTGAGACAGGTTATCTATACTTCATGGATAACTTCTTTATGATTCAGCATCCTACTAAAGGGTCAATGAATTATCACCCTTGGGAATATCAAGAAAGACTGATTGATACATACCATCGCTATCGTTTCTCTATCTCACTCATGCCAAGACAGTCAGGTAAGTCTACTTCTGCTGCTGGGTATTTGCTTTGGTACGCTATGTTTGTACCTGATTCTACTATTCTAATCGCAGCACACAAGTATACCGGCGCACAAGAAATTATGCAGCGTATACGATATGCGTATGAAAACTGCCCAGACCACATCAAGGCTGGCGTAACTACATACAACAAAGGTTCGCTTGATTTTGAGAACGGTTCTCGTATCGTTTCTGCTACTACGACTGAAAACACAGGTCGTGGTATGTCTATCACGCTATTATATCTTGACGAATTTGCCTTCGTTCGTCCCTCAATCGCACAAGAATTTTGGACTGCTATTACTCCTACTCTATCAACTGGTGGTAAGGCAATCATTACATCAACACCAAACTCAGATGAAGACCAATTTGCTCTTATTTGGAAGGGTGCAAACAAGACTGAGGATGAGTTCGGCAACACAACTGAGTTAGGCATCAACGGCTTTAGAGCATACAGAGCATACTGGCACGAACAGCCCGGCAGAGATGAGAAATGGGCTGCTGAGATGAAGGCTCAGCTAGGCGAAGATCGTTTCAATCGTGAAATCGGTTGCGAATTCATTATCGCAGACGAAACACTTATCAATCCAAACACATTGATTATGCTTGAAGGCATTGAACCTATTAATAGATTAGGTCAAGTCAGATGGTACAAGCAACCCGAAAAGGGTAGACTATACGTAGTTGCTCTTGACCCTTCATTGGGTACAGGTGGTGACCCCGCTGCTATTCAAGTATTTGAAGCAAGCACTACTACACAGATAGGTGAGTGGAAACACAATAAGACTGACATTCCTAGTCAGATTAAACTACTTGCTGAGATTTGTAAGTATATCTCAGAAATAACAAAAGAGCCAAACAGTATCTACTACAGTATCGAAAACAATGGCGTAGGTGAAGCCGCTGTTGTTTCGCTCAATGAGTATGGTGAGTCAAATATTCCAGGCATCTTCATATCTGAGAAGGGCAAAGGGCGTAGAGGATTCAACACTTCTAACAAGCCTAAATTAGCTGCTTGTGCTAAGTTCAAAACACTTCTGGAATCAAAGAAGATGACCATACATAGTCGCTCTCTCATTAGTGAGTTAAAGGCGTTTGTAGCCAGCGGCGGAAGCTATGCGGCTAAGATAGGGGACACTGATGACTTAGTAATGTCATCATTGCTTGCCGTTCGTATGATGACGCAGTTGGCAGACTATCACGGCGACTTAGAGAGCCAAATCAGAGACCACGATGAAATAATTCAACCACTGCCATTCTTTGCCGTCTTAGGCTAATTTGGCATAAATATACATATGGCCACTGACAACGAATCATTCAACCGCGACTTATATGACCTTCTTAAAGTTAGAGGGTATCAGCCTGTTCCACTAGACAGTAAGAATCAACGTGTTCCTGCAAGCCAGGCTGCGGACGTTATTCAGTTTACCTTTACTAAAGACGGTGAAGAATACGGTAAGGCTTGGGTGAGTATTGATGATGCTGCAAATATTATCGTCTATTACGATGAAGAACAGCAAGAAAGTCCAAGCAATGCTACACCTGGTGTAGAATACAATGATACTTGGACTGGGTTCTTAAAGCATTTAAAGAATTGGGCACAACGTAGACAATTAAGTTTTGAATTGTCAAACAAAGATCGCCTTGGCGACGATATGAGACAACGGGATTATTACAAGATGAAAGAACGAGTATCAGAAGGTTACTACCCAATGGGT